CCCGCCGCTGTCCATGCTCGGCAAGAACGGCTGATTAGCGCCCTCGCCTTGCATAAGTCGTTCGTTTGCCGCTAGGCCCTGCTGCGCCATGTTCGTGAACGCCCTGCCAATGCGCGACGGGATACCGAGCAACGCGTCCGCAAGCGCCTGTCGGTTCGCCGCTACCGGGATTTGCCCCGCAGTCGGGCGCGTACCAATGCCGCTCATTACTGGACCCCGATGGCCCGACCGTCAGGGCCGCGCACGATCTGCTTGGGCCGCGACATGGTATCTTTAAGCTCGCCAAGTGCGGACATAAACGCTTGCTGCGTCGCTGCGTTGCTCTCGGTCGCCGCGCCCAATGCCTGCTGCACAAGCTGCGCAAGGCCCGTCACGGCGTTCTTCTGTTCAACGTCGGCGCCAGTCACGGCTTGCGCGTTCATCTGCGCGGCCTGCATCTCGGCGGCCTTTAGCTGTAGCTCGACTTCCTTAAGCGACAACTCGCGCGCCTTGATGGCCTGCGTAAGTTCGGCCTCGCGCGCCTTGAATTCGATCTCTTTGCCCTTGGTTTGGGCTTCCAGCATCGTCTTTGTCATGTCGCCCTTCATTTGGGCGTTTTCGGCTTGGAGCTTTTGGATAAGCTCGGTGCCTTGCGCAATCTGCTGCTGAATCTCGGGCGGCAATCCGGCGGGCTGTCCGTTCTCGCCCTCCTGAAGCTGTGGCGGGAGCATCTTTTTCAGGCGCTTCGCCAGTTCCGGCGCGTTCGGGAAATCCAAGTTCTCGGCGATCAAGTCGCCCGCGATCTGCGCAAGCGCGGGCTGCGCGCGGACAAGTTCGATCATCTGCGAAGCGGCTTCCTCGCGCTGCGTGGCGTAGCTCGGGCCGGTTTTCACAACCACGTCGTACTTGCCCACGCCTAGGTCATAGAGACGCGCGTTGGCGTCGTCCTGCGGGGTGTCAACGCCCTGCTGCGGCGCTTGGCCTTCCTTGGCGAGATTGACGACCTTTGCGGTCATGTCAGGCCCAAGAATGCGGATCGCCTCGCGCTGCGAGTAGATCGACGGGATGACCTCGACCAAGATTTGCCCGCAATAGCGAACCGCGCGCGACAGATTGTCGATAAAGTGGAACGTGCCCGTATCGCTTTCGCGCTGGCGGGCGACGATAGCCTTGCCGCTGGTCTCGTTGCCGCGCGCACCCATCGCGGCGTCGAAAATGCCCATGACCGATTTCATGTCGTCGCTGGCGTTCGCGGCTTCCTGAATCGCACCAGCAGCGACCGTGGGGAACGGCTGACGCTGCGGCATCGCGCCGCCGGTCGGCTTGTAGGTCAGATACGGCCAAGAGCGGGTGTTGGCGTTCTCCCACTTCTGGCGTTCCTTGCCTTCGGGTAGCGAGCCCTCGGCGATCAGGAACGGCGCGCGCGGGGCAAGGGCGACAAGTTCGGTCGATGCCGAGCGCCAGAAGTTAAACATCATCTGCGGGTCTTTGGCGTCGCGGATCAGCGAGCGGAAATGGCGCCGCCCGTCGATAATCACCTCATCGCCCCAAACCGGGCAAATCGGGATCGTCTGGCCCGGCCAGTCGTCCTCTTTCAGGACTTCCGCGCCCGACAGAATGCGGCGCTTGACCTTGTAGTATTCCGCCTCGCGCTCTTTCGTCGGCGTCACGCCGGACATGGCCAGCGCGTCTTTCAGCGCCATCTTGGAGCCGTCGGGCAGCACGAAGGGCTTGCTAAGATCCTCGGCGCGCATCACCGCGCCATTGCTCAGCAGGACGATCTTGCGCTTGTGGATCGTGCGAAGGAAATACTCGGCGAGCCGGATTTGCTCTTGCCCGAAGTCGTCGCGCTCGGTCTGGTCTTGATAATCGCCCTCGAACGAAACGAATTCCGCATCCGGGTAAGTCTGCTCGAAAACGGACTTCGTCGTCCACTCGGCGACAAACCCGTATTCCCAATCGCTGGCATCAAAGGCGCGCGTGCTGGGGTCCCAATAGACGCTCAACGGATTGGCGATGCGCTCAATCCGGGCCTCCATGTCGAACGTGTCGCCTTGCGCGTAGTCGATACCGATGCGGAAGAACCCGAAGCCGCCGGAAACCGCGTGTTCTAGCGCCGTGTCGTAAGCGACTTCCGCATTTGATCCGCGCTCGATCGCTCGGCACAGGCCGCCGATGACTTCCGCCGTGTCGATATCGGCGCCGCTATCGACGGGCACAACCTGAATCGCGGGCTTGTTCTGGCGCGCGTCGTTGACGACTTGGCGCACGAACGCGGGCATGCGGTTGATCGTCAAGCACGGGCGGCCCTCAAGCTCGCGCTGCTTGCGGATTTCGGCGGGCCACTGATCAGCGAGACGCCCGAAACGGATATCCTTGGCCGCGTCCAAGCGGTTCATATTCGTCGCGGACTGCGTTTCCTCGAAACGCTCAAGCGCCTCGTTTAGAACCGTGTCGCCCGAGATTTTCTTGCTGCCGCGTTTAGCCATTAGCGCATAGCCTCGCTTGCGCTCTTGGTGCGAACAATTTTCGACAAGTCTCCGTCATGAAAATTGGCCCATCCGGGGATAAACATGAAAACGCTTGTCGTCGGGCAATCGAACCCGCTCATGTCGCGCGGCCGATCATGCACAAGCGGCCAATACGGCAACGGGCGCTCGGCTAATGATTTGCGAAGAGACATTAGGCAATCACCTGCCGACCGGCTTTGACGCGATAACGGCGGCGAGGCGTGATATCGAATCCGGCAGGCGCGCGATGCGTCACAAGTTCTTCGCCATCAACGGTTAGCAGCCCAGATTTAATGGGATCGTCATCCGCATAAACGGAAAGGGCCGGAATGACCGGCCCCTCATCGTCCCAATATCCGCCGCGATAAATCATCATCACCCTAACCACGCGCCGGGGCCGCGATAACGATCTTCCTCGTCATCGGTGGCCTCGCGCCGTTCGTGTTCGATGCTCATGGCGAGCGTTCGGAAAGCGTCTGCGGCGTGCGACGACCAATCGTGCATTGGAAGCCGCGACACAGCGCCCGTATCCTCGTCAACCTCGTAGCGGTAGTGCCGCAAAGCGTGCAGCCCATCGGCGCACTTCTCAGCGTCAAACCAGCAGCGATCAAAAACCGTGCGGACCGCGTTGATGCCGTCCACAAGCTTGGACTGCGGCAGAACGCGGACCTTGCGCCCTAGCGAGCGCAATTGCCCGGCGATGGTGCGGTCCGGCTCGGGAAGCGCCGCCGCCGCCATCGTGGTTGCTTTGCCGTCGTGCGGTAGCCAATCGAGGCCCCACGCATAGGGCCGCTTCTGAAGCTCGGAAACGTACCAAGATGCGGGCTTGCGGTTGGATTGCACAAAGTCAATGATGCGCCATTCCATGCCAACGACTTGCGCGCACCAAATCGAAACACTGTCCGAATAACCCAAATCCCAATAGGTCGAGACAGGCTTGATCGGATCGTAGGGAACGCGAGTAATTCTGTTCTCGGCAGTCGCGCGCCGAAGTTCGTCGGCGTAGATCGCGCCCTCAAGGACGGTCTTGCAGGCACCTTCCCAAACGTGGCGGTAGTCGTCTTCGGACCGCGCCCGCAAATCCTCCATCTCTTGACGAAGAACGGCGGGAAACCAGGGGTTATCGGTGTAGTTGACCTTCGCGACGATAGCGCCAGTCGGCGGCCGGACAATGAAGCGTTGATACGTTTCGTCTTGCTCAAGGCCGGGATTGAACGACACCCAAATTTCCGAGCCGGGCTTACGTATCGTCGGGATCAGCGTTTCCCACGACGACTTCGTAACGTTCTGCGCTTCCTCGACCCAACAAATGTCGGTGCCTTCAACCGACTTGATGTTCGAGACGTTGTGCTTGAGCCCGTGAAACGTGAACTCGGTTCCGTTGCGCCCGCGAATGACGGCGTTCTGAACCTCGTAGAACGCGCTGAGGCTCATCGCCGCTATTTGGTCTTTCAGCAGCTTGTGGACCGAATCCGCAATCGACTTCTGAATTTCACGCGCGCACAGCACCCGAAGCGGACGTTGCGCGCCAATCGTCAGCAGCGCCCGAGCGATGCCCCAGGACTTCGCACCGCCTCGCCCGCCGTAGAGAACCTTGTAGCGCGCGGGGTCAAACAGAAATTGGAGCTTCTCGGGAAATTCAATCTTCTGTTTTTGCGGCTTCAGAAGGGCGGACAAACGACACCTCAAGGCTGGTCGGGATCGGTCCGCCGTCGGGGCCGCTCAATTCCTGCGTCACTTTTTCGCCGTACTTCTTGGGCGCGACTTTCGACGCGAACCATTTGCGCGCGTCCATTTGAAGCTTGGCCTTTTGCGGATCGTTCGTTGTGTCCGCGATAACAAGCTG